ATGCTTGCCACTGCTGCGGATATCGTAGCAGATCCTTCTGCCCCTGACGCTTTTGTCAATGGCATTATGGAAGGAAGAGAGTGGGTCTATGCTGGAGGCGCAATCCAAGAGCAAAGAATCGAGCAGATTAAACAGAGAATTGATAACGCCCACCGTTCTCAGTTGGATGAGTTGAAACTTTCCGCGTTTCACTCCTTCATCAAAAATCTTTAATCTATAAATAACTATAGCAAATATCGCACGTTTGTAAACCAGGAGACAAAATGTCACAAGAGATTGAAACAACTCTGGATGAATCGAGTGTAACCGCTGGCGCAAAACCTGCCGAACCACAGCCCAAACTGGGCGCTGACGGTAGTAGTCTCGCTGGAGTACAAGATCTCGGTGGTCCAACACCACAGAATAGCAAACCCACAGATGACAGCAATAAGTATAAGACTGTTGCTGGTGGAAATGCTGCTGCACCCACAACAAAACCCTCTGACGCCTCTGGCGCAAAAGCAGAATTTGCTGCTAAGGGTGATGTGAAGGCAGGTCACGAGCCCGAGGGCGATGTGATTGCTGAAGAGCCTCAGGAGACTGTAATTGAAGTAGACCTTTCTGCTGATGTTGCTGCTCTTACCGAAGGTGAAGAGCTGACTGAAGAATTCAAAGAGAAAGCAAAAACGATCTTTGAAGCAGCAGTCGTATCACGCATCAACGAAGAGTTGGAGCGTATGCACGAGGACTACGCTAAAGTCCTTGAAGAAGAAATTGAGTCTGTTAAGTCCGACCTCGCAGAAAAAGTCGATGAGTATCTGACTTATGCTGTTGGTCAATGGATGACAAAGAATGAGCTCGCCATTGAGCAGGGTATCAAAACCGAAATGGCTGAGTCCATGCTTGCAGGTCTCAAGCAAGTTTTCGTGGAGAACTATATTGATCTCCCCGAAGAAAAAGTTGATGTTGTAGAAGAAATTCAGACACAACTCGATGTAATGGAAACAAAACTCAACGAGTCTATTGAAGAAAATGTCGAGCTTAATAAGAGCGTCGGCACCTATATCAAGAATGGGATTGTGACAGAGATCGCTGAGGGACTATCACTCGCTCAACGCGAGAAGATTGTATCCCTGGCGGAAGCTGTTGAGTTTGAAAATGAAGAGTCTTTCCGTGCGAAGGTCTCTACCCTCCGTGAATCGTATTTCTCCACTAAGCCTGAAGTGACTACTGTCACTGAGGATGTCCAAGTTGAGAATCTTCCTGTTGGTGACGCTATGGCAGCATATGCCCAAGCGATCTCCCGCTGGAACAAGTAATAACCCTTTCATTTAACCTAAGAGTCTAAAATGTTTAACGCAGAATCACTCCAGGAAAAGTGGAACCCCATTCTTGAGCACAATGAGCTCGATCCTATTAAGGATACCTACAGAAAGGCGGTTACCTCAGTCCTCTTGGAGAACCAAGAAAAATTCCTTAAGGAAGAGCGCGGTCTGGTAACAGAAGCTGCTCCTACTAACTCACTGGGCGGCACTGGCTTCTCAGGTGGCAGCACTGCCACTGGTCCTGTTGCAGGTTTCGACCCTGTGCTGATCAGCCTCATCAGACGCTCCATGCCTAAGCTTATTGCTTATGACATCTGCGGCGTGCAACCAATGACTGGTCCTACTGGACTGATCTTTGCAATGCGCTCCACAACGGGCACCAACAGAGACATCGCTAACAGCGGCGTTGAGACTTTCTTCAACGAAGTTAACTCCGAGCATTCTTCCGAGAATAGTGCAAACGGTCTTGCATCTAACACTCAGACTGGATCTAATCCTGGTCTGCTTGCTGATGGTGCTGGTCAGTACACGATCGGCGGTCAGGGCATGACCACTGCTCAGTCTGAAACACTGGGTGATGGCGCTTCTAACCACTTCAACGAAATGGGCTTCTCGATTGAGAAGGTCACCGTTACTGCGAAGTCAAGAGCTCTGAAAGCAGAATACAGTCTTGAGCTTGCTCAGGACCTTAAGGCAGTCCATGGTCTGGATGCCGAAAGCGAGCTTGCAAACATCCTCAGCACTGAAGTGCTGGCAGAGATCAACCGTGAGGTTGTCCGTACTGTTTACAAGATTGCTCGTCCTGGCGCTCAGAACAACACTGCAACTGCAGGTGTGTTTGACCTCGACGTTGACTCCAACGGTCGCTGGTCAGTTGAGAAATTCAAAGGTCTTCTCTTCCAAATCGAGAGAGACATGAATGCGATTGGTCACGAGACTCGTCGTGGGAAGGGCAACATCCTCATCTGCTCTGCTGATGTGGCTTCCGCTCTGTCCATGGCTGGTGTGCTTGACTACACCCCTGCTCTGTCTGGTAACGCTCAGTTGCTGCCCGACGACAACAGCAGCACCCTTGCTGGTACGCTTAACGGTCGTATTAAGGTCTACGTCGATCCTTACTCTGCCAACGTTTCCGATGCTCACTTCTATGTGGCTGGTTACAAAGGTAGCAGTGCTTATGACGCAGGTCTCTTCTACTGCCCTTATGTGCCCCTCCAGATGGTCCGCGCTGTGGGTCCTGATACCTTCCAACCAAAAATTGGATTTAAGACTCGTTACGGAATGGTCGCTAACCCATTCGCTGAAGGTCTTACCCAAGGTCAAGGTGCTCTCACCGCTAACGCTAACCGTTACTACAGACGTGTTAAGGTCACCAACCTCATGTGATCCTGGATGTTGTGGCGCTGGTTGCCCAACATGTCCTTTCAGACCTCCCGCAAGGGGGGTCTTTTTTTGTCTTTGTATAGTTACGTTAAAAAGTAAGGAAACTTAGTTACGATATCAAAACAAACATAAGTAGTTAAGCAGATTTGAGGTATTCAAATGCACAGTCTAACATCAAGAAATCAACTCAACGAGTGGAGACATTTTGAGGAAACTGTAGAGGAGCAAAGCTTGAATGATTATTATGAATGTCTAATTGAGTGCGATATCCAGAGTCAAACTGCATGTAAAAAGATCTGTAGGGAGTTGCTTGTGTGAGAGTCCCCTCACAGTAAACCTTGTCAGAGCACCCCTAGTGGGTGCTTTTTTGTTAAATACCTGTATACTGTGAGAGTAATATGCCTAGGACTAGGATGCAAAAGGTTGACCTCCTTGCCAAGATATACAAGCTGAAGACAGCACTATATAATGAGCATGAGGAAGAACATGACGAGTGGCACGATGGTGCTCATCATGCGCTAAACTGTGTACTTGATCACTTACAAGAGTATAGAGAATGAAAGATCTAGACTTCATCGATGACTTCCTAGATGCCAAGGAAAAAGAGCAAGAGAAGTCTGAGACTATCACCGAAGGTGATGCTAAAGACTGGGAAGATTTTTGGGAAAGATCTGACGATGGCGGAGAGTAACTACGTCACAGAGGAAAAATGCAAGGAGATGATCGATGATGCAATACGACAACATAATCGTAACGCTTCAATTATTTCAGTGTTTGTTGGGTGGATTGTTCTTGCACTTTTTGCTGAGGGTTTGCTTCGACTTATTGGAGTGATAGAGCCCGTATTCCCCTGGTTGGATATACATACTTTGCTATAAATACTAGGACAAGATATCCTATGACACATGGCAACTTGGAATAAGCAAATTGAAAACAGGAATTTCCTGTCGCCTATTGGATTTAGGTTTACCCTTGCCAAGTATCCTAAGGTTGCATACTTTGCACAGTCTGCGAATATCCCACAGATCACATTAGGTATTCAACAGCAACCTACACCCTACAGAGCACTACCTCTGGAGGGTTTTATGACGTACGATCCTTTTACGTTATCATTCCTTGTAGATGAGGACATGACTAACTACATGATCATGCACAACTGGATCCGTGCTTTAGGAACACCTAACGATACTGTAGAGAGAATTGATTTTAGAAATAAGATGACTGCACTCTTTGGTAATGATGATCTATATGCTGACGCAACGTTGTCTGTGCTCAACAGCAACTTCAAAATGAATTTCAACGTCCAGTTTGAGGGACTGATTCCCACTGGGTTGAATGCACTAGAATTTAATGCTACAATAGATGGCACAGAGTATGCCATGGCACAAGTAACATTCCAATACATGCGCTTTGAGATACAAGATACTGTCACCTACCAACGAGACAAGCGACTTACTTAATGAATCTAGACAAAATTGAGGAGATGTGGGCAAAGGACTCTGAAAGATTCTTTGATCACAGGGAGTTACCTGAGCTGTTGGCAAACGACAGTATGGAAACACCCAGACTCCATGCAAAGTATTTGCAATTTATTAATCAATTCAAACTGATGCTATCAGAAGCAGAAGTAAAGCGCAAGGTATTACTGCGTGAGAAGTTTGAATACTATTCTGGTAAAGCACCTGCCACAGTCTATAAAGAAAAACCTTTTGCACTCAAAGTGCTCAAGGGTGACCTTCACATGTACATTGATAGTGACCCAGATCTCACTAGAGCACAGCAAAAAATAGACTACCTCGAAACTTGTATAAATTGTATTGATAGGATACTTAAACAGATCGACAGTCGTGGATTTGCAATTAAGAATACTATCGAAATTGTGAAGTATTATGGAATCAGATGATTACTATCGTGAAGAAAAACGAAGTTTTTCTCAAAGTAGAAGGCGAGCAACACATCCATAAAGAACTAAGCGAGCACTTCCAGTTTGAAGTGCCAGGTGCTAAGTTCATGCCACAGTATAGAAAAAAAGTATGGGACGGTAAGATCCGATTATACTCTCCAGGCACAGGAGAGATCTATGTCGGTCTATACGATTACCTTTTAGAGTATCTCGACCAGAAAGGATACGAGTATGCTATCCAAGATAGCAAATTCTTTGGTCTACCCAATGAGGAGGAAGAGTATGTATCACCAGAATCAGTGGCGTCTTTTGTTAGATCTTTGGGACTGCCATTTAAGATTCGCGACTACCAACTCAAAGCACTTTTCACGGCAATTAAGCAGCGTCGCAAGTTACTACTCTCGCCTACAGGATCTGGAAAATCGCTGATCATTTATGGTCTAGTCCGCTGGCATCTTAAGGCGGAGCGAGAGATCCTAATCATTGTACCTACAGTCTCTCTAGTCTCACAATTAACGCAAGACTTCAAAGACTACGGGTGGCAAGCAGATCACTATGTCCATCAAATCATGGGGGGAAAGGAGAGGTATGTAGAAGCACCTGTCGTCATCTCCACATGGCAGAGTATCTACAAGGAACCTAAGAAATTCTTTGAGAGGTTTGATGTAATCATTGGTGATGAAGCACACCTGTATAAGGCGAAGAGTCTGTCAGGTATTTTGAATAAGTGTCACGATGCTCGCTATCGTGTCGGGCTGACAGGGACCCTAGATGGTATGTACAGTCATCAGTTGGTGTTGGAGGGTCTATTTGGACGCTGTGATAGGGTAACAACCACTGTCGATCTAATGAAGAAAGGACAGTTGACTCCATTGAAAGTGAAATGTCTTTTGTTGCAGCATGGTCATGTGCCATTCGATACCTATCAGCAAGAGATGGATTATATAGTATCACATCCCAAGAGAAATAACCTAATTTGTAACCTAGCAGAAGACATAGGTGGCAATACACTCATCCTATTCAACTACATCGAGAAGCACGGTGACCCTCTGTGGGAGATGCTAAATACTAAGGTGAGCAAAGATCGAAGGATCTTCTTTATTCATGGTGGTGTAGATGCTGTTGAAAGAGAAGAGGCTCGCAAGATATGTGAGCAGGAGAAAGACGCAATCATCCTTGCATCCTACGGAACATTCTCAACAGGCATTAACATTCGCAACCTACATAATGTAATCTTTGCGAGTCCATCCAAATCACGAGTAAGAAACCTCCAGTCCATTGGACGTGTCTTGCGAAAGGGAGATAACAAAGCACAGGCAGTGTTGTATGACATTGCTGATGATTGCTCCCGAGGTAATAGACACAATTATACTCTCCGTCACCTCATTGAAAGATTGAAAATCTATGAGGAAGAGAAATTTGATTATGAAATCACTAAGGTAAATTTACGACAATGATTAACTACATCCGTCACGACAATGAATTCTACGGAATCATCAAGCTAGTAACTGGTGAGGAAGTAATAGGTACAATGATCGCCACGAATGAAGATAACTGCACAATGGTATATGTATCTGACCCTCTGTCACCTACACTCACCCCTATAGAGAAACCTGATGGTGAGATGGGTCTAGCAGCAGGATTTACTAAGTGGATGCTCTGGTCAGATGAAGATTTCTATATCATTCAAGAGCCAGATATTGTGACAATTGCCCCTATGTCCACTGAGGCAATCATGATGTATAAAATGTGGTGGAGGAAAGACGGTAAACTAGATAGAGAAGCAGATCCTGGTGTCCCCATGAATGAAAACATGGGTCTCATCGGTAAAGTCTCAGAGATGAGAAAGAAACTAGAGGATCAGTGGAAGAACTCTAAGTAGTATTGTTTCCAACCCTTACATGGTTGAGTATAATGATTATTCTTAGAGTTGTCAAGCTTGACTTATGGGATACAAACCTTTATAATGCATTTGTGAGCAAAATTAAATATGACTTTAATGCCTCCTAAGAAAAAACAACACTACGTTGATAACAAAAAGTTTCTTGTGGAGATCGTTAAGTACCGAGAAGCAGTTGAGATTGCCAAGATACAAGATAAAGAGAAGCCTAGGATTACTCATTACCTAGGTGATTGCTTCTTGAAGATTGCTACCCACCTGTCATACAGACCTAATTTTATTAACTACATGTATAAGGAGGACATGATCTCCGATGGTGTAGAGAATTGCGTCCAGTATATCGATAACTTCGATCCTGCCAAGAGCAAGAATCCATTTGCATATTTCACGCAAATCGTTTACTATGCGTTTTTGCGACGAATTGCTAAGGAAAAGCGTCAGATGGATATCCGTGATAAACTGATCGAGAAGAACGGTTACGATCAGGTCTTCCACTCAGATGACAACGACAACCACGCTGACATGAATTCCATCAAGAGTCGCATCGAAACCAACATGCGTAACTAACTCCATGCCAAAGTCCACCCTTGCTTCATCGTTGGGAGATAATCCCACGATTGAGAAAAACATCCCTGATGATGTAGAATGGATTGATGATGCATTCTATATTAAGGAAACCAGATACGGTCTCTACACCAGTGTGCTAAAGAATCCTCTAGGGGCAAACTTTCTCACTGGTGCTACCAAAGAAGGTATCCTTCAAACAACAAGATGGCATCTGAAGTGTCTGCAAGATGACACTCTCCATCTATACACACGAGTAGTAAACGCAACCGCTGGAGTAAAACTCTAATGACACAGAAAGACGGACTTGACGAACTTCACGATGCCCAACAGAGGGACAATCCCTGCCGTGATGAGAATGAGCGCGGTTACTACCGCAAACGACTTCGTGATCTAGAAAATGGTAAAAGGAATGAAAATCCTACTGATAACTGATCAGCACTTTGGTGTCAGAAATGACAATCAATTCTTTCAAAAACTTTATAGGAAATTTTACCAAGATGTAGTCCTCCCTTACATCGACAGAGAAGGTATCACTCAGGTCTTATGCTTAGGTGATACCTTTGATCGTCGAAAGTATGTGAATTTTAATTCATTAGAAGCAGCACGAGAGATGTGGTTTGATCCACTTGCTGAGCGAGGCATCCGTATGTCTATGCTCATCGGTAATCATGACATCTATTACAAGAATACTCTCAAGGTAAATGCACCTGATCTGCTGCTAGGTGACTACAACAACATCGAGATCATTACAGAACCTACTGCTAAGAAGTTTGGCAGTAGAAGTTTCCTCCTCCTACCATGGATTTGTCCTGAAAACCAGGACCATATCATGAAAAAGGTCAAGGCATCTAAAGCATCTGTATGCTTAGGACACCTTGAGTTGAATGGGTTTGAAGTTATCCCTGGTCTCAAGATGGACCATGGTATTGATCGCTCTCCCTTTGAGAAGTTTGACCTGACATGCTCTGGTCACTATCACATGAAGAGTAAGCAAGGTCCTATCCAGTATCTGGGTAACCCTTATCAACTGTATTGGAATGATTATGGGTATAAAC